AAAGAGTGGAGCTGCTCCGACCCGGGATCATTATGGAACATGAATTTATAGAATTATTTAAAGGTTATGAAGGTGATTTTGGCATGGCGGACATGTCAAAAACAGAACTTGACTCAGAAAAAAATAAAATAAAACCTAATTACGAATGGGCAGGAAGACCTGTTACATCAGAAGACTACAGAAATCATTTAGAAGGACAAAAATCAATTGGAATCCAACCATGCAGAATAGATAAAACTGCACAGTTTGGCTGTATAGATATTGATCCACCAGACTATGGGTCTTTTAAAGTAGAAAATTATTTAGCACTATTCCAACAATATAAATTACCATTAGTACCAATCCTATCTAAAAGTGGTGGACTACATTGTTATATATTTTTAAAAGAACCTATTCCAACAATAGATTTAATAGAAGCATTAAAAGCTTTTCTGCTTCCATTAGGATTAAAACCAACTACTGAGGTTTTTCCTAAACAGAAAGAACTACAGAAAGATGATAAAGGAGACATAAAACCAGGAAACTTCATTAATCTACCTTACTACAACAATGGAAACTCCAATCGATACGCTGTAGATAAGAATAATTCTAAATTATCAGTAGAACAATTTATAAAATTTGCTAACGAGTCTAAAGTAGATAAAGAAACTTTAGATAAACTTGTAGAAGAAACTCACAGAAATATATTATTAGGAACTAATCCAGAATTTGACGACGGTCCACCGTGTCTAGCATTGTGTTCTAGAACAAAATTAGATGATGGTAGAGACAGATTTATGTACAATTATATGGTCTTTGCTAAAAAGAAATATAAGGATAAATGGCCAGACCAAGTATCAGCAGCTAACTATAGTTATCTTGCTAGTCCTTGGGATAAAGCAAAACTAGATTCAAAAATTAAAGCATGGAAAGGTGAAACAGCAGGGCACACTTGCTATGAAGACCCTATTAAAGACAAATGCATGCGTAGTCTTTGCTATAAAAGACCATTTGGAGTTAAGTCTGATAGTATTTCTGTGTTTCCAGAGATTCAAGATTTTGAAATGATAGCTTATTTAGAACCTGAGTATAGGTTTAATGTGATTATGCCTAACGATGACAAGATTCAAGTTATTATAAGTAATACAAAACTAATGACCACACAGAAAGAAGTATTAAATTTAATCTGGCAACAGACTGGAGTTTATTTTGAACCCTTAAAACCAAAAGATTTTAGAGCTAAATTAAATGAATGGCGTAGAGGTGGACAAAAGATTACACCACCTAAAGGAACTCAGATAGAAGATAGACTAGAAGAAGAGTTGTACCAATACTGTGTGAATGGACCCCAGGCACAAGAGAGAAGACAGATACACAATGGCTCTTGCTTTACGGAAGAAGGCTATCATTACTTTAGATTTAATTCTTTTATCGAGCATCTAGGAACTGGGTGGAAGATTCCAGAAGAAAAAATTGCACAGAAACTAAAAGACAAATGCAATGTAGAGTTTGATCATTCTTTAAATGTTGAAGGCAAGACACTTAAAGTTTGTAAATTAAAACAACTTTATACTCCACAAATAGAACATAAACCTGTGCAAAGAAAAGGAACTAATTATTAATGAGATACAAAGTAGTAGGACCACCGGGCACCGGAAAGACTAGAAGACTTTTAAATGAAGTACATAAGTATGTTAAGAATGGTACCCCACATGACAGAATAGGTTACTTTGCATTTACTCGTAAAGCTGCAGGCGAAGCCCGAGATAGATTCTTAGCTAAAAATTTAGACCTTACTAAAAAAGATATTAAATATTTTCAAACACTACACTCTTTGGCATTTAATAATTTAGGACTTAAAGAAGAAAACGTAATGCAAGAAGGTAATTATCAAGCAATTGGAGAGAGCTGTGGTATTCAAATTAAGTATGCTTCTTATGAAACTAATAATTTTAACGGAATTTTTTCTTCTAACAGTGAGTATTTAAGTTTAATTAATCTAGCTAGAGTAAGACAGATTACGGCTGAACAACAATTTAACCGTAATGAACATCTTAGTTGGATTAGTAAAACAAAATTAATTGGAATAGAGAAAGAGATTAATAATTATAAAAGCGCGCATAATCTTATAGATTTTACCGATATGATTCAACAGTTTTTAGACAAAGGAACTACACCTAAATTTAAGGTTATCTTTGTTGATGAAGCTCAAGATCTTTCATTAATTCAATGGGCGATGATTAAAAAGATTGAAGATGATACTAATTGTGATGTGTGGATTGCGGGAGATGATGACCAAGCTATCTTTGGATGGGCTGGAGCTGATGTGGATTCTTTTATTAACTGGGATTCAAAAGAAATATTATTAGATAAATCTGAAAGAGTTCCTCAATTAATTCAACGCAAAGCTTTAGATGTTATTTCAAGAATCTATCTTAATCGGTTACCTAAAGATTATCTTCCTAAAAATGAGCTAGGAGTTATTGAAGAACGATTTAATATTAATGGAATTGATATGACTACAGGAGATTGGCTAATACTAGCCAGAACTAATTCTCTTTTAAAAACAATTCCTGCATATTTAAAACGAAAAGGTTTTTTCTTTCAGACTCATCAAGGCAATAGCATGGGCAAAACTTTATACGAAGATATATTAAATTGGAAAAAGATGCAGAAAGGTGAATCTATTCCTGAAGTTCATCATCAAAGAATTTTAGAAAATATAAAAAATAAAGAAATTAATTTTCAAGGAGATTGGTATGAAGAATTTAATAATGTTCCTGTATCTAAAAGAGATTATATGAGAGCCATGTTAGATAATGGAGAAGATTTATTAAAGGAACCAAGAATAAAAGTTTCAACGATTCATGGAGCCAAAGGTGGGGAAGCCCACAACGTAATTTTATATTTAAACCAAACGGCGAATACTATCAAAGGTGCAAAGAAATCGCAAGAAAAACAAGACGAAGAATTTAGAGTGTGGTATGTAGGAATTACACGAACAATTGAAAATTTATTTTTAATTAAATCTAAAAACAAACAGAAAGAATTTAAACTATGAGTGATCACATATATAAAAAGCAGGTAGGCGGAAGTCACTACAAATCTATGGTCATTCAACCATCAGAATTTATTAACAGAAATAATATTCCATTTGCCGAAGGCAATGCTATAAAATATTTGTGTAGACACAAACAAAAAAATCAAAAAGAAGATTTATTAAAAGCAAAACATTATATTGACATGGCGATCGATAGAGATTATCCTGAGGAAGTGAAAGAAGAAAAAGAAAAAAGTAATTCTTGGGGGATAGTTGAAAAATAAAATTTTAGTTATCCACGCTGAATGGTTAAAAGAAAACGGGTATGAATATAAAAATTGTATTTATCAATCTTATCCTGAAAATGATAAAAGAGATAAGCTTGGTAAAAAATTTAAAATTAGAAATACTAAAGGACAATTTATAAAGTTATGATTGAAGCACAAACAGAGTGGGTTAAGCCTACTGAATTTCCAGACTTAAGACAAGCAGACACAATTGCAATCGACTTAGAAACACATGACCCAGATTTAAAATCAATGGGATCAGGTTCTGTAACCGGTCAAGGTAAAGTTGTAGGTATCGCTGTAGCCGTTGATGGTTACTCAGGATACTTTCCCTTCGATCATGAAGGTGGTGGTAACCTTGAAAAAAGCAAAGTAATTCAATGGTTTAAGGACGTTTGTGAATCTCAAGCAGATAAAATTTTTCACAATGCAATGTACGATGTGTGTTGGATTCGTGCGATGGGAATAAAAATAAATGGAAACATTTATGACACGATGATTGCAGCATCACTCGTTAATGAAAATAGATTTAGATTTGATTTAGGTTCGTTAGGTTGGGACTATGTTGGTCGTGGAAAAAATGAAACAGAATTAGTTGCTGCAGCAAAAGAATGGGGTGTCGATCCTAAAGCAGATATGTGGAAGTTACCAGCGATGTATGTCGGTAACTATGCGGAACGTGATGCAGAAATAACGTTAGCGTTATGGAGAGTCATGCAAAAAGAAATAAGCGACCAGGATCTAGGAGCTATCTTTGAATTAGAGACTGACTTATTTCCTTGCCTCGTCGATATGCGATTCTTAGGAGTTCGTGTAGACGTTGAAGGAGCTCACAAATTGAAAACACAATTAGCTGAACAAGAAAAAGAATTATTACACAAGATAAAAACAGAAACACAAGTAGACGTTCAAATATGGGCAGCACGCAGTATCGAGAAAGTTTTTCAAAAACTGTCCCTACCATATGAGCGAACCGAAAAAACAAATTCTCCATCATTTACTAAAAATTTTCTTTCATCACATGAACATCCGTTAGTGCAATGTATAGCAAAAGCTAGAGAAATAAACAAGGCACATACGACATTCATAGACACAATTATTAAATACGAACATAAAGGCAGAATACATGCCGACATTAACCAAATTAGATCGGATAGTGGAGGAACTGTAACCGGAAGGTTTAGTTATTCTAATCCGAATCTACAACAAATTCCTGCGCGCAACAAAGACTTGGGTCCTTTGATCCGATCCCTCTTTATACCCGAGTCTGGTTGCGAGTGGGGGTGCTTTGACTACAATCAACAAGAGCCAAGACTTGTAGTTCACTATGCATCCCTTGATCAAGACGCAAGCGTCTTTAATGTTAAGAACGCATACAACGAAGGTGACGCAGACTTTCATACTATTGTTGCAAACATGGCGCAGATACCAAGAACACAAGCTAAAACAATTAACCTAGGATTATTTTATGGAATGGGTAAAGCAAAACTTCAAGCAGAGTTAGGAGTTAGTAAAGAAAAAGCAGAAGAACTTTTTTCTATTTATCATAGTAGAGTTCCATTTGTTAAAACTTTAATGAAGTCTGTATCTAATAGAGCACAACATAGAGGACAAATTAGAACTTTAGGGGGAAGGTTGTGTAGATTCCATCTATGGGAACCAAATAGTTTTGGATTACATAAAGCATTACCATTTGAACAAGCAGTACAAGAACATGGTCCAGGTATTAGAAGAGCATACACTTACAAAGCATTAAACAAATTAATACAAGGATCTGCTGCGGACATGACTAAAAAGTCTATGTTAGAGTTATATAAAGAGAAAATTATTCCACATATACAGATTCATGATGAACTAGATATTTCTGTGGAAAGTGATAAACAAGCAAAACGTATAAAAGAAGTTATGGAATCAGCAGTTGACTTAGAGATACCAAACAAGGTAGACTACGAGTCCGGTAAAAACTGGGGTGACATACATTAACGGAGGAAACTATGATAAAAAAATATGTAGACCAAGTAATGATTTGGCAATTACATAACAGAAGAGAAATCATCTGTTTTGTAGCTGGATTAGTTGTAGGCGCAATTATATTATAATGTGTTCTAATGGCTTATCTGAATGCAAACACACCTGTGATTTATGCACAGATCAGGAGAGAATATCTTTATGACCTTACCAGACATCATGGAGAGGCTGAAGACTGTATTATCTTTGGCATGGCATCGATTACAGGTCGTCCGATCTTGTTTCATGCAATTATGGAAAATGGGGCTGTATTTTATCGTTTGCCGATTTCGGCCTTCATCCAACGAGGATATAATATCAAAGAAGTTCCTGGGCGCAGACTTGACGAGTTGGAGCTTTGGAATTGTTTTAGTTATTATCCTGCTATTACTTCTTACGATATCTTAGACGGACAATCAGGAAAATATATAGGTAAAGATAAAAAATGGTATCATGGTGCATACCTTTTTACAGTTGACTGGGCACATCCAGAGAGTAATATAGTAGACACTGATCATTCAGAGATACCACACGAACATAAGTGTGCACACATAATGGCCCTAGACGATGGCAACTATGCGGCTCAGCCAAACAATAGATTAATATGGGATATCCCATCATTTACAGTTAAGGATGAAATTCCTGACTGGAAAGTTCAAACTTCAGAGTGGAATGTAGAAGACACTCGAAAGTGGAGAACTGAAGATACGGATAAATTCTTTTACGAAATTGAGGAGAAGAAAAATGATTAAAAATTTATGGAACAGATTTGTTTCTTGGCTTTTTAGTTGGCAAGAAGAAAAAAAAGAAAAAACTGTAGTAGACCACTGTGGAACACACTCAAGATATAAAAAATCTTGTATGGCATGTCGACAAGTAGTTGGAGCAATGTAATGAGCAAATGTCAAAAATGTCATTGTAAATGCCATTGCGACGGAGAATTACACGCTCACCATTATGACGGTGATTTATGTGCCTGTGAAGGCTGTAAATGCGGTAAGAACAAACGAACTTACACCTATGAAAAAGACCATGGTCATGATATATCTTACGAAAACGAAGTAAAGTATGATTGAAAAATTAATGACATTATTAGTTGGAATCCTCTTGGCGTTAGCCGGATGGACGCTGACTCGTACATTTGATTTATCTACAAACCAAGCTGTTCAACTAGATAAAGTTTCTAAACTTGAAAGACAAGTAGAGAAATTAGAGGATCAACTAGATGATATGCAGGACTCTGATGAAGAGATTATGGAACAACACGAAAAATTATTTAAAAAATTAGAACAAGGCAACACGGGGTATAGTTATAACTAATGAGTAAACCTTTAAAAATTTCTGAAGAAGCAGCCGTACAAATGCCGATGAAGACGGTAGCCTCATTGATCGCGATGGTCGCGATTGGAACCTGGGCATACTTCGGTATCATTGAAACGCAAAACAAAATTTCTACAACACTAGAACTAATGGAAAAAGATTTAACTGAAAATACAGAATTTAGAATCAAATGGCCGCGGGGTCAACTTGGTTCGCTTCCCGCAGATAGCGAGCAATTTATGATGATCGAGGATCTTTACAAGACCACCGATAAGTTGAACAAACATATTGAATCAATGGCGTTAAACAAAGTAAACATAGAATTTTTAACAAAACAAATGGACAAAGTATTAACTGATATAGAAAAATTAAAAGACGCATCTAGAGAGATGAAATATACTAACGGCAATGGAGGTCATCAATGATCGAAACGGTGGTTGCCCTAATTATGTTTATGGGGGCAGAAATTAAGGAACACAGAATACAGCCTGAAGGAATGGCTCAATGCTTACGCGGAAAAAGACACGCGGAAAGACAGTACACTCCAAACGTAACTTATAAGTGTATTAAAAGTAAAGCTGAAACCGAGATTTACATGGGTGAAAAGTCTATTAAAAAATTAATCCTTGAATAAAAAAGCATACGCATTTTTTCTTAAGAAAAATAGACCTAGAAATAAGGCAGCTCAACAATTAAGTGATGGACGATATCAACCACGTGTGGTAGAATCCAAGAAAGTATACAATAGAAAAAAACATGGTAAAACCGATAGATATAACCCGGACAGTGATAGTTCCTAAACCTCATACTAAAAGAGAAGAACTAAAATCTTTTTTTATAGGGCACGTAGACCAGGTTATAGAATCTAAAACTACTGACATAGAAGTAGACACTAAAACTAAAATCCAACAAAGACATTTAGATAATTCTGAAATAAAAAATACGGATTGGAAAGATTTATATTAATGTCTAAAGATAAAAAAGGTAGACGTTGGGATGGAAGATCACGAATATCAACACAACAATATAAGGACAACTACAATGAAATTTTTAAAAAAAATAAAGAAGATAAAAAAAGTAGTAATAGTACACCTAAGAAACCTGGTGTCAGCACTAATATTCAGCTTAACGCGGAAATAGTTAACGGCACTTGTCCACATTGCAATCTAGCCACAGTGTTAGTTTGTTTATGGAATGGAAATATTTATAGATGTATGACATGCGGACACGATGTTGAACAAAAAGTTAATGGAAAAATAAGTTATATTCCACACGTTGTTGACAAAGATAAATTTACTTACGTAATGAAGGTAGACACCGATGGGTAGTAAAGCACCGAAGTGGGGTGTGAATACTTACCATAAAAGAACTAAACCCAAACTGGGTCGTCACAAAAAAAATATGAACAAGTCTGAAAAGCGTAGTTTTAAACCTTACAAAGGTCAGGGAAAATAAAGACTCTCTGCCCCTTAAGAATAAAGAGGCAGAAAGAAGAAGGTGTGAATATACTGTGACATATATACAACAGTGATATTATTGTCAAGTTTCAGTACCTGGCTTAGGTTTAGGTAATATAAGTTCTTCTTCAGTCTGATAACAAAAAAACTTAATAATAGTGCCGTATTTATTAACTTCTTCTGGTCCTATTTCTTTGGCTTTTTTAATAGATTCGTTATATCCCGCTATCATACACTCATAATGGCTCTTATATAGGTCTGGCATAGGGAATGGCTCCAAGCATGTATTATATACACTGGTGCACATTATCATTGTTAAAATAAATTTCATTTTACCCCTTGACTTCTAGATTATCCCATATTATATTCGAATCAACAAGGAGAATATTATATGACAGATATAACTAAGTTTAAAAACGTTTCTTTGTCCTTAAAAACTTATACGGACGTAGGAACACTAAGTAAAGAAATATTTGATGTGCCTTTATCATTATCAAAGACCATTGAATATTTAGTAGAAAAAGAAATAAAGAAAGTAACGAAAGGCAAACCTAATGGAAAAGGATCCAAAGGATAAACCAAAGGACAAAAAAGTAATTTGTCCGAGCTGTAATGGGAACGGCTTTATTAAAGTTCCCTACCATTTAGCTAGAGAAGAAGTAGTAGCTCAATGTAACGTTTGTAAATCACAAGGTGAACTAGATGAAAGTACATTGGATAGTATTTATATTGATGCTGATGGTATTCACAGGTTGCAGTAGAATAGACTACGATGTTAACCCGTGGACAACAGTAGCTAACCAAATAATAAAAGGAAAGAGATGAGGAAAGTAATTATAAGTTCTAAAAACATTTCACCTAAACAATGGAATGTTTTATTGTTGGAGTTAAATATTATAAAGCGAGCATGGAAACCTTATGCACATTTAGATATTCAAGCTCCAGGAATTAATAAAATAATTAAATGGGGTACAAAAAAATATGATGCACGAGATTGATAAAATTGCTAATCTTTGGGAAAAAACTAAAGATCCTAAATATAAAGATGAATGGTATAGATTAATAAGGAGATTTAACGATGGACTTAATATTATTGAACGACGGGTTGTATCATCTAGTCGAAGTGACAAAAGAAATGACGAAGGGAATAACATTGTTAAGTGAAATAAATTGTTTTGATCTTTGTGATATATTGAGATTGCATTTAACAACTTACTATGAGTATCCCATTAATGCTCACGTAATGAATGATGGTAGTGGTGATTTGTATGGGTGTATATGCCACGAATAAAATTGAAAAGGACCTCCGTCCAAGTAAAGCCTCGCGCTAGCCTCTGTACGGCAACCTATGAAGCGGCAAGTACCGTGGAGGTGTGGAGCCTTTGCTCTCCTGCCAGTACGTGCACGGAAAACAGGAGGGTTGTATGGAAATCTTAAAATATCCTAATCCTACTTTACGTAAAAAATCAGAAATTGTTATGCTTCCTTTAAGTGAAGAAGATAAAGAACTGATAGAAGATATGTGTTTGATTATGTATAAATCTAATGGAATAGGACTCGCGGCTATACAAGTAGGAGTGCCTAAAAGAATCTGTGTGTTAGATATAACACCATCAAGAGCCAATCCAATTACAATGGTTAATCCAATTGTAAAAAAGAAATCAGAAGAAACTTTAACTATGAATGAAGGATGTCTATCGGCTCCAGGAAAATTCGCAGATGTTAAAAGACATTTAAGAATGAAAGTAAACTATTGGTGTAAACATGAAGAAGAACATGAAAAGACTTTTTATGATTTGCATGCGCAAGTAATCCAGCATGAGCTGGACCACATGGAAGGGAGATTGTGTATTGATGTTAAATCCAAGTGAAATAGGTTATATAGCAGGACTTTTTGATGGAGAAGGAAGTCTTCATATTAAAAGATCCCCAGAAAAGAAAAAGAAACATAAAGGAGAAGGATATCGAATGTCTAATTCTATGCGTATTAGTATGGAAATTGCAATGACTGATGAATCTGTAATTCGTTGGGTGCATGAAAAGTTAGGTGTTGGGACCGTAATTAAAAGAAATATTAAAGGTGAAACTAAATCTGGTGGACAATATAAAACTCAATGGCGTTGGCGTTGCACTTTTAGAGATTGTTACAAAGTGTGTAAATTGATCTGGAGTGATGCTCAAGTTAAGTTACATAAAATAGAACAGGTTATTGATCACTATGAACCAGAGTTTTTAATGAATGATAAAGTAGTATCTTTACATCAATATAAACAAAACATGGATATGGAATGAACTGGATCTTTATGACAATATTTACTTTTTTAGGACTAATGACTTTATTGTCGTTATATATGTTAATAACACTATGAAATGGAATAAATTATATAACTATCCGCCGTCGACTCGGAGTACAACGGATGGACTGAGAACCTACGATGTAGGTAAAGAAAAGTTACCGAGTGTTACAACAATACTATCAGCGACTCAACCGAAAGAGAAGCAGGAATCTTTGGCTAGGTGGAAGGCGTCTGTAGGCGAGGAGCAAGCGACAAGGATCAAGGAACAAGCAGCCGCGCGCGGAACTGACATGCATACGCATTTAGAGAAACATATTTTAGGTGAAGGCTATTTAGATTTACGGCCAGAAGGGCGTGTTGCAAAGAAAATGGCGGACACGATAATAGATAAAGGATTCAATGATTTACAAGAAATTTGGGGAAGTGAAGTGGTTGTTTACTACCCTGGTTTGTACGCGGGAGCTACAGACCTTGCAGGAATCTATGACTATGAAGATAGTATAATTGATTTCAAGCAAAGTAATAAACCTAAACGTAGAGAGTGGATTGATGATTATTTTATGCAGTTAGGTGCTTATGCGATGGCGCATAATCATGTGCATCAATCAGAGATTACTCAAGGAGTTATATTGATGTGTACTCCGGATAACTATTTTCAAAAGTTTCAAATTAAGGGGAAAGAGTTTATCAAATATCAACATCAATTTCTAGAAAGGGTTAATAAATATTATGAACAAAAAAACAGTAAAAGCAGTTAGTAGAAGGATTCTAAAAACTATGATGGCTGACGAGAAACACTTGAAGTCTCTATTAGA